ACGAAATGTCGTGGGGCATCGACGCAAGCCTCGAACTTGCCGACCACGTCGCACTGGTGCTTGACATACACCATCACTGGGTCGCTAGTGGAGAATACATTCAACCCACCGACGATAGATTTGCTCGCATAATTGATTCGTGGCGTGGTGTGCGTCCCGTTATTCATTACTCGGTATCACGTGAAGATTGTCTTGTAGATTTTCCTACAGATGTTAAACCTGATATGGCCACACTACTAGAAGCAGGTTACAAGAAACAGAAACTCAGAGCACACTCAGACTTTATGTGGAATAAAGCAGTTAACGAATGGGCTCTAAGTTTCTGGGATTACGCTGACATCATGGTAGAATCTAAAGCGAAGAATCTTGCCAGCATTGGACTGTTTAAAGAATACCTTACTTCTTTGCAGGGCGGCCACGCTTCTTCGGAGCAGCCTTCTTTGGCTCTGCTTTCTTAGCAGGTGCTTTTTTTGTTGAAGATTCAACAATCATTTCTTCTTTTAAAACTAGAGGCTTTTCAGAGCTCCCGAGTAGGTTTTTAACGAAATCAATTAATTTACCAATCATTTTTTTCTCCTGAAGTTGGTGTAAGAGTATTTATAGATAAATACAGTATGGACCTAAAAAAATATCGAGATATAATCCAAGAAGTCCAAACCACCAGAGAAACTCTTGTTTTGGAAAAACTCCCGTACGGACTGTCCGATTTGGAACCCGTTATGAGTAAAGAAACTTTAGAGCTACACTACAAAGAACTCGCCAACGCTTACGTTAATCGATACAATAACAAAGAAGGTGATGACAATTTTAATTATGGCGGTGCCACATTACACAACCTATTTTTTCCAATGCTTAGATCTCCTAAGGCCGGAAATAAACCCGATGGTACTTCAGAGCAACTAATTAATAAGGAATACGGTAACTTTGAAAAGTTCAAAGATGAGTTTATTAAAACTGCTATGGGCATTCAAGGTTCCGGTTGGATCTATATGGATGTTAATGGAAATATTAAAACCATTGCCAACCAAGGATTCAAAAAGGGCATGAGAATCGCCCTGCTAGTTGACATGTGGGAACATTCGTATGTTCTTGATTACGGTCATAAAAAAGCAAAATATCTCGAAAACATATGGAAAATCATTAATTGGACTACAGTTAATGATAGACTACAAGGAGAATAAAATGTTAGAAAAATTTAAAGGTTGGGTAGCAGATCGTTTCACTGAAAGAACTTCATGGGACGGAGCAGCACTAATAGGATTAGGAATTGTTATTTTAATTGCTAAACCTCTAGCAGGAATCCTAGCATACGCAGCAATTGCTTATGGTGCTTGGACTATTTGGAAAAAAGAAAAATAAATGCAACAACCGGTTAGCATAACGGAATCGGCTATCGAGCATTTTAATAACTTGATAGCATCAGAAGGTAAATCCGCTGTCCGCCTAAGTGTCAAGGGCGGCGGATGCGCCGGCTTTTCATATCAGTGGGACATGACCAATGACGTGGAAGAATCAGATACCGTGGTTGATCTGGGTGGAGGTAAGTTGGTAATTGATGACGCAAGTCTATTCTATGTTCTAGGAACCACCATCAATTACAAGAAAGAATTATTTGGTTCCTATCTTGAAGTACAAAATCCCAATGCGAAGAGCAGTTGCGGATGCGGTGAAAGCATCGGATTCTAATTAACTGCTAGTATTTTGATATAGGTATGTCAGCACCTGCGGGCATATCCCATATTTGCTTTTGTTCTACACCCTTGCGCTGTGCGAATCTTTTAGGGTCACAGTTGGAACAGACATGGAAATAATTGTTGCTCAGCCGGACTCTGTTGATCTTCTTGAGATCTCTGGTAAATATTGAGTCGCAATTGTCGCAACGGAGTTTTACAATGGTCTTGACACGCTTGTATCTGTGTTCCTTTCCAAGTTTACTCTTGCGTACATACTCACAAATTTTCTGTTCTGTGCCTAAAAACATAATAGTATTTACATTAGGCTTACAGAAATAATGATAAATATTATGTAGATTTAAGCATCTAGGGGATAAAATGGCAAGAAAAGTTATTGATGTTGGTGCTATTGGCAATGACGGTACCGGCGATAGTATAAGAGATTCGTTTACTAAAGTTAATGATAACTTTAGAGAATTATACAGTTCGTTAGGATTGGGTGAAAAACTAACTTTTATAGGGTTGGATGACACACCAGCATCGTTCATTGGACAGGAAAATGCCGTACTAACGGTAAACCAGACCACCGACGGAGTCAAGTTCAAGCAGATCACTGCTGGAACGGGCATGATTGTTGATAACACCAGCAACGCAAACCAAATTATTCTAAGCACTGAATTCTCTGAAATATCAGGTGACACATCACCACAGTTGGGTGGAAACCTTTCGGTTAAGTCTGGTGGTAACACATACAAGATAGTTGACCTAGCAATACCGACAGAACCAACAGAAGCAACTAGCAAGACCTATGTAGATACAAAAATTTCCAAGGCAGGCGTGAATGCCGTTGATCCTGAAACAGGAACAACCAATCCTAGTTTTGGTTTCATGTCTGGTCCACTTATACTCTCAAGAGATCCTGAACCGGATGACGACGAAGTTTACGGAGGATTGATTGCTGCCACTAAAAATTATGTTGACGGATCAGCATTTGGCAGCGCGGTTAACCTTTATGTTGCGACATCTGGAGAAGATGAAAGACCAGGAATTAGTAGCGCCTTACAGGGTAGAGCACTTGCCTATGCTTATAGATCAATTGAAGCGGCACTTAAGAAAGCAGAAGAAATTCTTCTTGAATCAAACGATGACATAGGTCCTTACAAGAAAGTTTTAACATATGATAATGGCGCAAAGACTGTAACTCTTGATGCCATAGACACTTCACCTTCTTCAGGATCAGGTTTTGTAGGATCAGCAAGATTAAGCGTTGATACCATCACAATTAATACACAGGGTGTTAACTACCGAGTAGGTGATATTGTAACTCTCGCAGGTGGCACGGGTGACAAGGCCTATGTTGAAGTATTATCCACATCAACCAACCCTGGACCCATAGTCACATTTAGATTACTATCATCAGGTAACTATACGGCCATTCCGGGTTCGACAGCAGTAAGCACAACAACAGACAGTGCTTTCGGTGCTGGTGCTAAGTTTGATGTTGCCTACAAGGTTAACAACATTACTATCTCTGCGGGAGGTAGTGGATACAGTTTAGTTTCAGTAAGGGTAACCGGAGGTGGCGGTACGGGTGCGTTTGGTGTGGCCACAGTTACTGGTGGCGTAATTACTGCCATTGAAATTACTGATGGTGGAAGTGGATTTACTTCCTTACCTAGTGTTACTGTTGATCTACCAAGATTATTATTAAAAACAGAAGGACTTAGAACTGATTTTACTGGTGACGTAACCACTGACACTGCTGAGGCAATTAGAGGAAGAGATATACGCGAAGGTTTGTATCTACGAGGCGAAACGTCAGGAGCTCTAGCACAGATATTGGCACACGAGGGAGCGTTAGACAGTGAAGGAAGAGAAATTTTTGATGTTGACGTCAAGTACGGTACTTTCCAGATTGGCGAACCCATGGCGTATGGTGACATTACCAATCAAACACAAATTTCTGTTTTAATCGAAAGTGGTATCTACGAAGAAAACTATCCATTAAAGATTCCACAAAACGTTGCCATAATTGGTGATGAATTTAGACGAGTCTTAATCAAACCAAAACAAGGAACTTCAAGTTCACCATGGGCTTTCCAAAGATTTAGAAGAGATACAACTATTGACGGGCTGACAACAGCCACTCAACTGTTCGGGTATCACTACTTAGAAGATTCGACCGAGCCGGTCTATCCTAAGATCAACAACGGTGGTGGAAGAAAAGGAGCAGCACAACTTATTCTACTAAACAAAGGATTCTTACAGAATGAGATGATTGCTTGGATCAATTACCAGATCGCAAACAACATTGCTCCATTTACTTCAACATTCACATACAACCAAGCACTGTGTAAGAGAGACTATGGATTAATTCTTGACGCAATGATATTTGACCTCAAGTGGGGTGAATACAATAGAACAATTTCCGCAGGTTTAAAATATTATGAAAGCGCAAGTGCGAGAATAGCAATTACCACACAGTTGTCAGAATCAATTGCTGGTTTAAATTATTTAGAAACACTGCTTGAAAAAGTTGTTGGCAACACAGAAATCACAACCGTTTACAACTCAGTACTTCCGCAGATAATTGATTTTGCTTATGTTGCTGAATCAGGAACCGTTAGTGTTCTTGGAGATTTATTTGATGCCTTGGTTGATGTAATTGACGGATCAGGCAGTGTCAATTATCCCAAGGACAATGATAAACTGGATGTGTTCCTATGTAACGACGCTAATATTATTAGAGCAGTCACAATGCAGGGGCATGGTGGATTTGCTCTAGTACTTGATCCAACTGGACAGATTCTTGCTAAATCTCCCTACTGCCAGGAATCCGCATCATTCAGTAAATCCATAAACGCACAGACATTTGCGGGTGGTATGTTCGTTGACGGTTTCTCTGGAAACTTACAATTTAAACACGTTTCATCAACTTCAGACACAAGAATAAATGTTTCAGGACTAGATAGATTCCCACAACTTCCTGCTTCATTCATTGTTGGTGATAGAGTTTATAGAATTAACTATGTTAGAGATTATGTTTATGATACTGCCGGAAGCACAGCCACGCTGATCCTAGACGAGACCAATCCATTCACGGTAAGTCCAGGAGCCCAAACAATTACTTCTGTAACTGTTGGCAATCCCGGAATTATTACTCGAAGTGACCATAGGCTTGAGGCTGGAGCGACCTTGGTGTTTACAACAACTGGAACACTTCCAGGAGGAATAACAGCAGGTAGAGAATACTACGTTTCTAGAACCGGTCTAACTAACAACACCTTTAGAATCAGCACAACATTCGATGGTAACAGCCTAGTAGAAATTACTAGCGGAGGTTCCGGAACACACAGTTATCAAAGAATTTATGAAATATTGATGCCTGGTAACAGATCCATGCTGTCAAACGACTTTACACAGGTCGCTGACATGGGTTATGGTCTATTGGCTACCAACGGTGGATTGACAGAAGCAGTATCAATGTTTACCTACTACTGTTATGCTTCATATATGTCACTCAATGGTGCGCAGATTAGATCGGTAGCAGGTTCGTCAGCACACGGTATATATGCCTTGGTAGCGGAAGGTTCGGATCCTTTGGAAGTTCCGACTCCTGCCGTGGTATTCCACGATCTTGCCCAAAAGGTAGAATGTTATTTTCCATCACCTTCCTATGCGAATACTGTTGGCGGATTATTGATATACGTAACCAATTATGATTACACGCCACTTAACAATTCGGAACTTGAAGTTGACCACGGTAACCTAATTTTTAGATATCCAGTAACTTCAGTTTCAACGCAGGACATGCCGGATGGCGTGGCACGATTAAACCTAACCAGTGATACATCAGGAAACTTTGACGGATTGTATGCGGTTATTCCTAATGGCACCAAGATGTCTTTGAGAAGCAATGGACAGATAATTCTTACGGGAGACATTGTTGACGTTGCTACTAGACCTTCAACTGGTTTGAGATTAAATGAAAGTGATGACGTTTATAGGGTTCTTCAATTTGAAGACTATGACGACACAACACAGGGAACAGGATTCCACGAAGTAACGTTTACAGTAGCAGATCCAACAGTATTGAGTTTCTACGAAACCGTTACTACCATCGCTTCGAATGTTTGTACCACTGACGGAACACACGGACTTGATATTGGTGATGTATTCGTAGCACAATCCACTGCTAATGGATTTACCATTGGCACATCCTATTATATTATTTCCGTACCAAACTATGATCAGTTTACGGTATCTACCACATTAGGAGGATCTGTACACACTCTGACTAATGGTACAGGATTAACCATCAAGGGACAGGTAAGACATAACCTATTACAAAACTTCCTGTTAAACTTTAATAATGTGGGTGGAACTTTACCAACAGGAATAAGCGAAGGACAAAACTATTATGTGCTTGAGGACGGACTCACAGCACTTAACTGTAGAATTTCTACTGTGCTCAATGGTGCTCCTGTTGAAGTAACCGGAGCAGGAAGTGGAACCAACAGAGCAGCGACGGTTGGGTTGGCAAAGACCACTCTTAGAGAAAACTACAATTATGTCGATCTCACTCTATTCAAGCCAGGCGAATCCGTAGGTTCGAGTGGTGCTGACCCAGTTGTTGAGGGTGCGTTTAGTACAATCACCTCAATAACCATAGCATCACCTGGTGTGATAAACCTAACGGGACACGGATTATCCCAAGGCGACTGTATTAGATTTAAAACAACGGGCACATTGCCTACTGGATTGAGCGCACAGCAACATTACTTCGTATTCGATGCCACGAATCCAAATTCATTTACTATATCAACAGAGTATCCTACACTGGCAGCGGCCATAGAACAGGATCTCACGGGAACGCAGTCAGGCACTCATTCATTCGCTAAAGTGACGGGTAGAGCAGGTGATACATCCTTTGCGGTTGTTCCTGCTGCTCCTCAGGAAAGAGCAAGGATACCTGGAACAAAACTAGTATTCAAGGGCGAGGAATACGTAATACAATCGTATGAATCGGAAGAAGATCTTAACACTGATTACGCTAGAGTTACCCTAAACAGGGCACTGGTTGATCCTGTTGTTGCCTATGGCGGCGCAGTGACGCTGAGATCAGCAGTTCCTAGACTCACAACTGGTGCTGAAGGTAATTTAACAATTAGAATTTCGTTGACTCGTGTTACGGGCCACGACCTACTTGACATTGGTACTGGATCATATGCTGACACAAACTATCCAAACGAAATTTATGGTCCGCCTGTTAATCCTATCAATGCTGACACGGAAACAGACGAACGTGATGTGGGGCGTGTGTTCTATGTAACCACTGACCAATATGGTAACTTTAGGGTAGGTCCTTACTTCCGAGTTGACCAAGGTACTGGTCAGGTTACTTTTGCCGCGGCAATTGCCCTAAGTAACTTGGATGGTATTGGATTCAAGCGTGGTGTTCCGGTTGCTGAATTCTCCACAGACTCGGCATTTACTGATAACGCTGTTGACACCGTTCCGACAGAAAACGCCGCAAGAATTTACATTGAAAGAAGATTAGGTATCACCCACGGTGGTGCTATTGTTACTGCCGGCCAGTTGATTCCACCAATAAGCGGTGGCTTCATGTCTCTAGATGGACAATTGGGCATGAAGGGCAACATGAATTTGAACAGCAACAAGATTACCAATCTTGCTGATCCAAGCGATCCTACTGATGCTGTTAACCTTAGAAGTATCACCTTTGAAAACATCCAACAATTTAATCTAACTAATCTTAAGGCAAACGATCTATTGGTATTCACTGGAGACCAAAGTAACGCCATAAACGCCGAAGTGGTTGGAGATGTTTCACTGGGAATTGATTCAACAGCCAATACCATTGATGTACAAATTAATCCTGGTGTTATTCTGGATGCTGATGTCAACGCAAGTGCTGCGATTGTTCAAAGCAAATTGTTGATGAATTCAACCACTACCAGAGCAAATGCCTCAGGCATTACACAAGCAGACAAAGGTCTGGCTTCCTTTGACAGTGCACAATTTACGGCAACCGATGGTTGGATCACCATTTCCAACAACGGTGTTGCCAAAGCAAAACTTGCCCAGATCACTGGTAAATCGGTATTGGGTAATAACAACTTAACGGCAGCAGATGCTTCTGACATATTGTTTACAACAGTTGTTGATCAGGGTGGTTCAATCAAGAAATCACAGTATTCAGCAACAGGTTTCTTGAGAAGAACGAGTGGCGCTAGTTCATCATTGGATACTGACTACAGTGTCATTGATATGGCTGCTGGTTCGAGCAGCAGTGTTGAGGCAAGCAAGTTAATCGTAAGAGATACGAACGGTGACTTTGGTGGTAGAATAATTGATGTTCAACAAATGAATGTTGATGGTATGGAAGCCATTGATAGTGCTGCCCTAACAGGAACTAGTGGTTACCTAAGAGTACACACATATGGCGGGCCTGGTGGTTCAGGAAGTGGCGGTATCTATTTGCAGGACGGTTCATCAGCCGCTGACAAGACAACATACTATGACAATAACACGCATACATTTAGACCTCAAAACGGTATCGGTAATGCTCCTATCATTGCTTCGAGCATACAGGTAACAGCATTAACAACTGGTGGTAATACCACTGCTGGTACAATCACCGGACGTTGGACGCTGACGGGCACTTCTCCAAACGAATCAAGATTACAAGCAACATATTCAGCGGACGTTGCGGAATACTATGAAGGCGACAAGGAGTATGAAGTTGGAACAGTATTAGTGTTTGGTGGTGACAAGGAAGTTTCAACAACAGACATCAAGGGAGATACAAGAGTTGCTGGAGTGGTTTCAAATACTGCTGCTTTCGTGATGTATGATGCTTGTCCAGGTTTGAAAAATCTAGTAGCACTGACAGGGCGTGTACCATGTAAGGTAGTAGGAAAAATTAGAAAGGGCGACATATTGGTTACTAGCGGAATTCCAGGCGTGGCTGCTGCGTCAGCAACACCGGGTGTTGGAACTATAGTCGGTAAAGCGGTCGAGGATTATGACAGCGATCATATTGGTAAAATAACAGTTGCGGTGGGTAGAACATAATGGCATACGATAATAATATCAATCCGGGCAATGCTCCTCTAGTATGGAGTAGAATAAAGAATGCTTTTGATAGAATCAATGAAAACTTCACTATCATTGGGTCAACTCTTGCCAGAAATGCTCCTTATGATATTGCCAACATTGATCAGTCAAACCCAGTAAAGGTTACAACCACTGACTCTCACAGTTTTATTTCTGGGCAACAGGCTACAATTTCGGATACGGGTGTAACTGAGTTAGACAATAACACCTATTACGTTAAGGTAATAAGCACCGATGAACTAGAATTATACAATGATGAAACATTGATTTCTCCCGTTAACGGTGTTGCTTATACAGCATACTCATCCGGCGGTGGTGAGATTCAGGGTTTATCTGAATACTCATCCTTGGACTTCAATGATTTAGCGAGCAACGTTTCACCAAATGAGACCGATACTTATAACTTGGGAAGTTCCACAAAGGCTTGGCAAAAATTATATCTGTCAGAATACAGTTCAGGACCTACCAATTATGAAAATGGTTTGTGGATAGGATCAGCACAGGTAAAAGGAATCACGGGAACAATTGATTTACCAGCCAACTCAACGGTCGACGGAAGTTTAATTATTGATCCTGATAAGGAATTTTACAAATACATAGAAGTTGATGACGGTGATAGAATACAGGCCAATCAGTTCAATGACACATTGCCGCTTTACAGTGGTACTGGAATGCAAATTACTGTTTCGTCAGCGGCTGATTCTTTAACATTTATTAACACTGGTGTAACTCAACTTACGGCAGGAAGCGGAATTAATTTAAGCGCATCCACGGGAAACATTACCGTAACCAACACAGGTGTATTGAGCGTTACGAATACTACCAGCCTACCAGCAGCAGCAACAGGACGAGCAGCAGGAACGGGTGTTACTGTAAGTACTTCAACAGGAAATTTAATTTTTACTAACACTGGAGTTATTTCCGTAACACAGGGTAGCGGTATAATTGTTTCTGCTGATCCAGCCACTGGCGACGTAACAATCAGTAACGGAGCACCTGCCCAGAACTCATTTGCTAAAGTTTATGTAACAGGAACTGATCCGATTACTGATGCTATTGAAGCAGATTCAATTACAGATATTCTAAACGTAACTGGAGGTTACGGAATTAACCTTACTCCAACACCGGCCAGTGATACACTAACTATTGATTTTAATAACAATGTTGATATAGTTGGTTCGGTCTTCGCAGATGACTCAACCAAGATGGTCGACGCTGTTGAAAACGAAATGTATGCTTCCGGAGGATTCTTTGGCGATCTAACAGGAAACGTTACAGGCAATGTAATCGGAAATGTTACGGGTAATGTTACGGGTAATGTTACGGGTAATGTTACAGGAGACTTGGTTGGTAACACCACGGGTTACCACACTGGTGATGTCAAGGGTTCAGTTTTTGCTGACGACAGTTCAATAATAGTTGACGCCGTTGATAATAGAGTTACTGTGAACGAAATAATTACACCTCAAATCGGAGCAACTTCTTCTTTATTCATTGCCTCGAATGGAGACACAACAGTATCAAGTTCTAATGACATACAGTTATTTGCTACATCAGGTGTCATAGAGGCAAACACAACACTGTTTGATATTACGGGACCATTAACAGTTTCAGGAACAATAACAGGAAACCTAGTAGGTAACACCACAGGATATCACACAGGTGATGTGACTGGTTCAGTGTTTGCTGATGATTCAAATCTGTTAGTAGATGGTGTTAGTGGCGTTCTAAGAGGAACACACGTAGGTGATTTAATAGGTTCAGTATTTGCGGACAACTCCACAATGATAGTGAATGGCATTGATGGTAGCCTTGCATACTATCCGACAACAGCAAGTGATTGGAATGGCACACCACCAACCACAGTAGGTGAGGCGCTGGATAGAATAGCAGCCAAACTGAAACTTGATTCTGGAACGGGGGCGTAAGTAGATGGCTAAACTAACAGTAAACATTGGAACTAGCGCAAACGACAGAACGGGTGATAACCTACGCACGGCCTTTAACAAGATTAACACAAACTTTACGGAACTGTATACAGCACTGGGTTTAGATTCTGACACAACATTAAATCTAGGAGCATTTGAATTCACGGGCAGTGTAATGACTACCACTGACTCCAGTGCAATCACAATTGATCAGGCCGTTACAGTTTCAAGTGATCTAACGGTAGGCGGTGATGTAGTTCCAAGCACTGACTTTGGATCAAGTTTAGGATCATCAACGAAGAGATTCAAAGACTTATATCTAAGTTCAAACACAATTTATATTGGCAATACTAACATATCCATAGATAGCAATGGAGATTTGTCCGTGGGTGGTTCTGCACCTTACAGCGATTCGGATGTGGCATCATATTTAAACGGTAACGTTAGCAACAGCATTGTTCCGGATACAGATATTGTTTATGATCTTGGATCGCCAACAAAAAGATTTAAAGATTTATATCTAAGTGGCAGCACAATTAAACTGGATGGCGCAACAATTTCAGCCAGCGGAACCAGTGTTTCTATTTCCGGACTATCAGAAACTGCCTGGAAACCAACTAGCATCAACGATTGGGGCGGCGATTCTCTAAGCGGAGATAAAACAGGTTGGCGTGTTATTGACTATAACACATATGAAATTGCCTGGAGGCTCTATAGAGACACGGCAGCAATTGAAGCGTTTCCGGTAGATCCGCCGGGGGCACCAGAAGCATATTGGAGTGTTTGGAATACCAAATGGACTCCGGCTGTTTATACTCCGGTATGGAGCGGAGACAACTTGTCAAGCATCACCATAACCACTCCGGGAGAATATCCAAACACCACCTGGATGACTGTTAACACAGATAATATGTTTTTAATTAACGGTGGTGGCGATGGTTCAATGGACCAGGCCGATCTAACAGCGATTGGACAGGTAATTGAAATTTGGCAGAATAGTGGGTTGTCCAACGGTAACGTACAAATTTTGGGCAAAGGTGTTGAATCAACTTCCTTTACAAAATTAGCAACTGCAACCACAACGATTCCGGGTTATATCAGCATAACAGAATTAAAAGCAATTGTGGCAGCAAGTACGGACTTTGATGACTTCAAAGCAAGAATAGCGGCATTATAAATATAGTATATAGGAAAGCGAAATGGCAGATTTACAAACAATTAACATAGGTAACTTGGTAAACGATGGTCTTGGTGATGATCTAAGAACAGCGTTTCAGAAGGTCAATGCCAACTTCGCTGATCTGAACGATGAGTTAACCGTTACTGTTCTTAACACAGGAAGCACAGGAGTTGGATTATTCAAGGAAAAGGTTGGTAGCGAATTAAGATTTAAGAAAATCGCAGCCGGAACAAAACTTTCAATTGACGAGGGAACGGACACTGTTGTTATTAATAACACAGTCCCTGATGCTTTTATAAGAATTGATACTGACGCAGGAAGTCAGTTGGCCAGCAATCATAATACCATTACAATGCAGGGAACTGCTGCTTCCCTTTCAGAAACAGAAATCAAGGACATTGAAGTTACCACACTGGGCAACGGAGTGATTAACTTTAAAACCGTAATTCCAGTAACTGAATATCTCACTACATTTGATTTTGGTTCAATTAACGGCACCTATGCTAATGCCATACAATTGGCAATGCAAGCATCAAATATAGACTTTGGAACAATCACTATTGATTCTGATCTCAGTGTGGACCTTGGTGGATTAACATAGGAGGTCTAAAATGGCAGTAACTTGGGTAACGCCAGCAGGAGACCTTGGTACTTTAGAAGAAAGGATTACTGTAAATATTGTGGTTGAATCCACAACTGATACATCAAATTCTATTACCAATTCAATCATTGCTGGTTCTCTTCCACGAGGATTATATCTAGACGGAAACACAATAAAAGGAACTCCTGTCGAAGTTACCAAGCACACAGTATCACGATTTGTTATTAGAGCCTATGACGGCGAGGACGAAAAGGATAGAACTTTTAGTCTTACAGTTGACGGTAGTGATTTTCCTGAATGGATAACCAATGAAGGATATCTAAATGTTGGTCCGGGAGAGGCTTATTTCATACTGGATGATAGCCAAGTAGATTTTCAACTTTCCGCAACGGACACTGATATCATTGCGGGAGATGTTTTAGAATACTATTTGGTTCCTAATAGCGGTACTCTACCTCCAGGATTAACACTTTCTAAGACAGGAAAAATATCAGGATTCACACAACCCATTCTAGCAACTGCTTATAATCTTACACCGACTGGAGCATACGATACAGCATCCTTTGATACAACTCCATTGGATCTTGCTCGAAATACGTCCTTGGGGTTTGACTCATATTTTTATGATAACGTAAAATTTGACTACGGTGAAACTAGCAGAGTTCCTCCCAAGCAAAGTAGAATATACACATTCGGAGTGGCAGTTACTGATGGCTTGAATGCCGTACAGAGAATTTTTAAGATATATGTAGTCAGTGAAGATTTCTTAAAGGCAGACAATACTCTATTACAGGTTGACACTAATTTATTCCAGGCTGACGGAACCAATGACAGAGTTCCTTTATGGTTAACAGATTCTTATCTTGGAAGAAAGAGAGCCAATAACTATGTTACAATTTTTCTTGAAGTATACGATCCACCAACTCTTAACGGAGTAATAAGTTATCTGTTAGTTTCTCAAAACCCAGATGGAACTACTAGCACGCTTCCTCCAGGAACCACACTAGACAGCGTTAGTGGAGAAGTGGCCGGAAGAATTCCATATCAAGCGGCTGTGACAAGAAACTATAAATTTACAGTGGTGGCCGTAAACTTCCCCACTTCATTATCCGAACTTTCCTTTACGCTGGTTGGCAATTGGAGTTCAACTAGAACCTATGCTGTTAATGAAGCAGTTAGATACGACAATTTAATTTACGTCTGTATCAAAGAAAACTTAAACGTGTTACCAACCGACGAAACCTATTGGGTGTTAGGAGTAGCAACTTCAGAAAAAACATTCAACATAGATATAATAGGAGAGATAGAAAGTGCCATTCAGTGGGTCACTCCATCTGATTTAGGAACGATTAAACCCAACAAACCAAGCAGAAAGGTAGTTGAGGCAAACAGTTTACTATATGGTGGTAGAATTTCCTATCAATTAATATCAGGAGAGTTACCTCCGGGTTTAGAATTTTTACCAAACGGCATCATACAAGGAAAGGTAAGGCAGTTTGCTGATTCAGACAATCTTGGGTTAACAAGATTCTATGATGTTGGTTCTGGCGGATCGTTGACCTACAATACGACCTTTGATGATCAATCAACCAGTTTTGATAAAGAATATGCCTTTACCATACGTGCCAAGGATGGAGCAAACTTTGCTGAATCCGATAGACAATTCAAGATTACCGTGGTTGCTGATTCTACCAAGACCTTTGCTAATCTATATGTAAGATCATTACAATCAAAAGAAAAAAGATTAAATTGGTTTAATTTTATCACTGATGCCACTATCTTTACTCCTTCCGATCTATATAGGTATGGAGACATAAATTTTGGAATTCAGAGCGAAATAAAAATGCTCTTGTTCGCAGGAATAGAAAGCCTTGATGCTGTTAAGTATATTCAGGCCATGAGTAGAAATCATTATAGAAAAAGATTCACCTTCGGTGACGTTAAGAAAGCATTGGCCAAGGAAGATGAAACGCAGAAAGTCGCATACGAAGTAATCTATGTCGATGTTGTGGATGACCTAGAAAAGAATGGTAAATCCATCAGCGACACCATAAATCTTAAGGACGATATAAACAGCAAGGTGCTGGTAAGTTATGATGCCATAAAGGTAGACAGCGATGTACCTTTAGTCAGCGATAGTGATCACCAACGAATTTTTCCAAATTCCGTTAAAAATATGAGAAGCAGAATTAGAGAGTTGGGAGAAAGAGACAGAGAATTTTTGCCATTATGGATGCGTAGCATACAATCAGAAGGGCGTTTTGAGCTTGGTTTTACCAGAGCTTTGGTGCTATGTTACTGTAAACCGGGTAGAGCAGACTCGATAATGGCCAGAATAAAAGCCAGCAATTTTGACTTTAAATTGATTGATTTTGTGGCAGACAGATATATAATAGATGTGCTGGGTGGTGAAATTGAGGATAAATACCTTGCATATCCGCAACGTGGAGAAAAATTACCGTGACTAGTAACATAAACTATTTGAGCATAAATGAAAACTTTCCTGTAGCAGGACAGGATAACGATACACAGGTCTTTCGTGATAACTTTGATGTTATGAAAAATAACTTCAGATACACCAAGGAAGACATCGAAACCTTACAGAATAACACAGCCAAACTTAATGCTGATAACGATTTTGAATTAAACACTGTTAGAAGGGCAATATTCCAAAATAATCGAGACAAAAAATTCGACGCAGGAATAGTACCTTTAGTTGGAGCAGATCCTTCTGCTGCCATCACAATTGATTACGAAAACGGTCCATACCAAATTTTTAGACTTGACTCCAACGTTAACATGGATACATTAAACTTTCCTGGTGATCCAGCACTTACATCTGAAAGTGGAACAGTAGGTAAAGCAACCATTGAATTGTACAGTACTGGAAGCTCTCATACCATAACATTTTTAACTTCGGGAGGAACTGTAATTAAGAAAGATCCTTCCTTCCCCGCAACATTAACAGTAAGCAGTTCAACCAATCCTGTACTCATTGAGATATGGAGACATAGCTCAAGCAACATTTACATGAGATATTTGGGACAATTTAGTTAATGTTTCATCCCTTTGAAGAAGACCTAACAGCATTGACAGACACTCAATTGACTGAAAGAATTTCAGAATTGAGCAGAAAATACAATGCTGCGGCACGTTTAGGCAAAGGACACATGTTGACACAACTCCAAACATTTGTTACAATATATAGAGATGAGATTACAAGAAGAGCAATGTCATCGAAATTGAGAGCAAATGATGATAAGGATTTGGATCAACTTATAAATGTGGACTAATAGCAAAGAAGAGATAATAGAAGGTATTCTAAGACACGGCCCAGACATACTTGAAAATTGTGTGGCGGGTCCAGATTTTGATGAATACTTGGAAAGAATAAAAACCGAACATCTTTCCTATCCAATTCCAAAAAAACAATTAGAAACTTCCAATTGGTTAATTCCAGAGTCATATAAAACTATGGATATTGAGAAATTTATAATCGATCAAACTCCCATCGAAAATCAACAAAGATCATTAAAAGAACTAGAACTATATAAAAAATATGGAATGATTGATGTTCTTAAAACCATGAAATATATAGTTGACACGCTAAGAAAACATAATATTCTTTGGGGTGTAGGGCGTGGATCGAGTGTAGCAAGTTATGTGCTTCACATTCTTGGGGTACACAAGATCGATAGTGTTAAATACAATATACCAATAAGCGAGTTTTTCAAAGGAGAACATGATGGGTAGAACATATAGAAGCATGAGAGGAAGAGAAATTGATATGGAAAAACTCAACCTCAAGAATGAACTATTGCCTGCTGTGGGAAACATGAAAGTAAATGCCCGTGGCGATGAAATCGGTAAGGGCGGACAGGTAGTAAGAACTAGAGAAGACATTCTAAAGGATTACTACAAGGAAAATCCTAGAGCAATAAAAGACGAAATAGTTGATAGACGAAAGAAGTAATCTATGATTGAGGGCAAAGTTAGACCAATTCACGATACCGTTCTGGTATCAGATATGTACTTTGGCGAAGTGACAACCAAAGGCGGAATCATAATCCAGTCAGATGATGCTAAGGCACACGGGGTTAAACCACGCTGGGCCAAAGTTTATGCCAAGGGTCCAGAGAACACCGACGAATTTTCTGTTGGTGATTGGATACTTATTGAGCATGGTAGATGGACTCGAAAAGTAAAAGTCAAGCAAGAAGACCAAGTTTTAGAAATTCAAAAGGTCGAAAACGATTCTATCCTAGCATGGAGCAAGGAACAACCAACGGATTTAGATTATTACGGTGAGGGAATCTAGGTTTCCTTGTTTGGATTTTCTGTCTCTAATAATAATTGAAGTTTGTCTTCTCTTACACACCAAATAGAATCAATAGGTAAAGGTCCGTAAGTTTCTATCATATTCATGCGAATACTACCGGCATTTTCTTGTGTGAATTGTTGACAGTTTTCTAGAGCATCAAACGTCGGATTCGTGTACACAAAAAATTCTTGCGAACCGTCAGACATTATACTGATCATGAAGACCACTAAAAACCATTTCATATGGCAATATTTATAGGAGCGCGGGCCCCTATAAACAGCTCGCTTTAACTAAAACTGTACATCTTATCAGGGCACAGCCTGAAAGTGAGAGCCTTTCTGGGTCCACGTGTGGTATTTATGGCTAATTCCCCTGATTTTGGATGAAACTCGATTTTGGTTATTTTTGCCTTATCATTGTTCTTTCCTACTAGAATTTCCTGTCCTACTTCTAGATTTAGTGAGATATTCTTAATCATGGGATTCTCCTTTTGTTACAACTGTTGTTGCTCAAAATATTTATAAAGACAGTTGACTTCTTTAAACAGATAGTATATAATAAAACATAAAATAAAGGAGTTAACATTGACCAAAATAGATCTAAACAAATACAAGGAATTTGTACAGAAGGTAACTTCGGATGAGTCAAACGACAATAATCGTCTCTACGGTCGTATGGGATATTTGAGCGGATTTGCTCACAGAGTCTCGGAAGATAAAGTACAAAATGAAGCACCAATTAATATTGCCCTTCTGCTAACAGGTGGCATTGGACTTAGTTCAGAGACTGGTGAATTTAACGAAATTATTAAAAAAGTTTTATTTCAAGGTAAGCCTTGGAATGAGGATGTTCGTTTTCATCTCAAACGAGAACTAGGTGACATTCTCTGGTATTGGGTCAACAGTTGCCGTGCGTTGGATTTAGATCCCAATGAAGTGGTTGCTGAAAATGTAGAAAAACTAAAAGCACGATATCCAGGTGGAGAGTTTGATGTATTTTATTCCGAGAACCGTAAGGAAGGGGATCTTTAATTGACCACGCAGTTATTTAATGCTTTTGAAAGCATTCTTGAAATGCCCTTCTATCTCAATGAGGCGGCAAGATCTGGAATTACCATTCACGCCCACGAGGATGCGATATCCGCAAGATTACAGGAAACTGGTTTCACTAAATTACCCAATGGGGACTTTCCTAAACTAAAAAAGAAAATTTCCAGGGCATGGGAGGATTCAAAGTTTAAACCAGACTTTCTAGAAAATGTTACAAACACCAAATATAAAACTAAAAAGAATATTACATTTGGTGATATGCCTCGAGGAAGTTTTATTGAACAACCCGCGGGAGGGCAAAGTTTTCCTGATTTTCTCGTAAGGGATTTTAACGGAAAATTCTTAGCCGTCGAAGCAAAGAGCGGTAAAAATGGAACTTGCCCAATGTGGAATGATAGCCTTCCTAAGCACGGAGCCATTTATATTCTTAGTTCTGGTAAAATAAACCAAACTACTGTATTCCTAGGTGAGGATGTTATAAGCGAAGAAGAATTAAACATACGAAAAGAATATGATAAAAAACAACTAGAACTTATCATTTGGGGGAGAAAACAAATGAAATCCTTAGACAAGTTTCAAAGAGGGTTTGACTTTAAATCTAGATCCCAGAACTTTCAAGGCGGGGGCTTAAAAAAGACTAATTATTTTACACATCAAGATAGGCTCAAATGCGAGGCAAATGTGTTGAACTCAGTAAAAACATGACCCAACTCAAACCAATTAACAGACAATTAGATTCCGTAACCATACAGGACATTGAAAATCATAAGACCATCACGACCAAGGAATTACAAAAGGATCTGGATAATCTAAGAAAGTTTAAAACAGAAACAAATAAAAATAATTTTTACGGTAACCCTTTTCTCTATCATTTTCAATTTAAAAATTTAATTAAATGTAAGAGAGAAAACGGTAAAACAATTTATGATATTTGGAATGATATCGATGAGCGTAAAAAATTAATTGATTATACTAGACAGAGAAATCGAGGCGGAAGAACAGCCGCTGGCAATGTATATGAGTGCTTTAGAATAAATCTTGGAAGCATCGTTATGTTTAAAAGCACCACAGCCAAATATCTATACAAAAAATACAAGGCAACCAGCGTGTTAGACCCAACGGCTGGTTGGGGTGGTAGGATGCTAGGTGCTTGGGCACTTGATATCGATTATACTGGCATTGATACCAACGTTGATCTTAAGCCAGCATATGATTCAATGATCAATTTTTTAGAAAATGAAAAAGAATGGAATCCTAAGATATTTGAAACAAAAACTTCTAATTTAAGAATGATATACGAAAGTTGTTTGGATGTTGACTTTTCGCAGATTGATTATGACTTTGTCTTAACCAGTCCACCTTAT